GGGGGTACCCCTCCCGCGCCAGTCTGCGGTGTGCAGACATCTGCACACATCAACTCTGGAGACGAACATGGGCCTGCGCGGACCGAAGCCGCTGCCGGCAAACGTGCACATGCTGCGCGGCAACGCCAGCAAGAAACCGACCGCCGAACTCCTCGGGGAGTTCAAGCCAGAGGTGGAGATCCCCGACTTCCCGTCCTGGATCTGGCCCGAGGCCAAGAAGGAATGGAAGCGGATCTCCGCTGAGCTGTATCGCTACGGCCTGGTGTCCAAACTGGACCGCGCCGCGCTGGTGTTGTACTGCCAGGCCTGGGCGAAGATGGTCTGGGCCGAGCGCGCTTTGACCCGGGCGATGAAACTCGCAGAGGAAGCGCGCCAGGCGGCAGAGGACAAGGGCGAGCAGTACACCGGCGGCGATGGCCTCATGGTCAAGACTGCCGGCGGCAACTTCACCTACTCGCACCATTGGGTGGTCGGCAAGCAGGCCTCTGAGCAGGTGCGCCGCTACCTGGACATGTTCGGCCTGTCGCCCGCATCGCGCTCACGCGTGACCACCAGCGACAACCGACAGGGCAGCCTCTTCGAGGAGGGTTCGGAGGACGAGTGGAATCAGCTGTGACCCTGTCGTTTGCCGACATCGCGACACAGTACGCCGAGGACGTCGCCTCGGGAAAGATCATCTCGTGCAAGTGGCACCGTCTCGCATGCGAGCGGCACCTGAAGGACCTGCAGCGCGCGAAGCAAGGCCTGTTCCCCTATGTGTGGAATCCGGAGCTGACGGATGTCAAGGGGCGGACGTTCTTCCCCGCTGAGCGCATCTGCAAGTTCGCGGGGCTGATGCCCCACATCAAGGGCGATTGGGCAGCTCGCGGTCAGCTCATCAAGCTGGAGCCCTGGCAGGTGTTTATCCTGGCCAGCATCTTCGGCTGGGTGCATGTGGACACCGGCAAGCGCCGCTTCAAGGCGGCGGACGTGATTGTTCCGCGCAAGAACGCGAAGTCGACGCTTGCGGCCGTGATCGGCCTGTACATGCTGGCGGTCGATGGCGAGTTTGGCGCAGAGGTCTACTCCGGTGCGACCTCAGAGGACCAGGCCATGGAAGTGTTTCGGCCTGCGCGCCTGATGGCGAAAGCAACCCTTCGCTACCAGCAGCAGTACAGCGTCACGGTCAACGTCTCGAACCTGTCGATCAGCGACAACAACTCGAAGTTCGAGCCCGTTATCGGCAATCCTGGCGACGGCGCCTCGCCTTCATGCTCCATCGTGGACGAGTACCACGAGCACAAGACCAGCGCGCTTTTCGACACGATGGAGACGGGCATGGGTGCCCGCTCCCAGCCCATCCTGCTCGTGATCACGACCGCAGGCTCTGACATCTCGGGTCCGTGCTATCTCCACCAGGTGGAGCTGCAGAAGATCTTGGAAGGGCTCATCGTCAATGACCGCCGTTTTGGGATCATCTTCACGCTGGACAAGGACGATGACTGGACCTCGGAGGAAGCTCTTCGCAAGGCGAATCCGAACTTCGGCATCTCGGTCGATGCCGACTTCCTTCGCGAGCAGCAGCGCACCGCAGTTTCCGATGCGCGCAAACAAAACGTCTTCAAGACCAAGCACCTGAACATCTGGGTGGCGGCGGCATCGCCTTGGCTCAACCTGACGTCCCTGCAGCGCGCCGGCGACAGCTCGCTGACGCTGGGCATCCGCATCTGGGATGGGGCCATCGTCGGCCTCGACCTGGCAAGCAAGCAGGACATCGCGAGCGCGGTTCTGCTCTGCTGGATCGGCGACGGCGACGAGCGCGAGTACTGGGCGTTCTCTCGGAACTATGTGCCTGAGGCTGCGCTGGAAAAGCCCGAGAACGCGCACTACGCGGCCTGGGTCGAGGACGGATATCTCATCGTCACGCCGGGCAACATGATTTCACTGGAGCAAATCCAGGAAGACGTGCTCTCGCTGACCCAGGAGGCTCCAGTTCGCGAGGTAGCCAAGGACCCTTGGGGCGGCCAGCAACTGGGCGCAAACCTGCAGGGTGCGGGCGTCGAGGTGGTGGACATACCGCAACAGGTGCGATTCCTGAGCGAGCCGATGAAGGAGATCGAGGCGCGCGTCGACGCTGGGAAGTTCCACCACGACGACAACCCGTGCTTCGTTTGGCAGCTCAGCAACGTCGAAGTCAAGGAAGACCGAAACGAAAACGTGTTCCCGCGCAAGGCGCGCAAGAGCAACAAGATCGACGCGGCCGTGGCATTGATCAACGCCATGAACCGCGCGATGTGCGGAACAGAAACCGAGAAATCCTTTTGGGAATGACCCCATGTTGAAGAACCTCATCAACCGTGCGGGTGCACTGTTGCCCGATGCGCTGCTCGCGGGCGGCGGCCTTGCCATCGCAGCGGGCGCCGGAATGGTGTACCCGCCCGCCGGCTTCATTGTCGGTGGTGCCATCGCGATGGCGGCAGGGTGGCTGATCGCGCGGGGGGCGAAGTAATGGGACCACTGGCACGAGGGGTGCTGCAGGTCAAAGGAGCCGACACCGTCTATGAGCGCTGGATTCAGATGCTCGGCGAGCATCGCCAGTCCAAGGCTGGGCCGTCGGTCAGCTTGCAGAACATCTGGAAGGTCTCGACTGCGCTGGCCTGCATGCAGAAGCGTTCGCTCGGCGTGGCCCAGGTGCCGTTCAAGCTGTTCCAGACCACTCAGAAAGATGGCCTCGATCGCATCCGCGTCGCACGGGACCACCCGATCTACGACAAGATCGCCGCAAAGCCAAACGGTTGGCAGACCTCCTTCGAGTTTAGAGAGCAGCTCGAACTGCGCCTGTGCCTGGGCAACGCGTTCGTCTTCAAGAACATCTACCGGGGCCGCACTGAAGAAATGTTCATCCTGGACAGCGTGCGCGCAGTGCAGGAAGAGGACAAGACGACGCGCTACTTCGTGCGGGGCAAGTCAGGTGGAGAGCGCGAAGTGCCTTCCGGCTACATCTGGCACCTGCGCGGCCTCAGCTGGGACGGTTTCATGGGCATGGACGTCATGAAGATGGCCACCGAAGCGCTCGGCTTGACGATGGCCCTCGACGAGAGCGCCGCGGCCCTGCATTCCAACGGAATTCAGCCTGCGGGCGTCTACTCCGTGGACAAGCCGTTGTCGAAGGAGCAGCACGCCAGCTTGCTCAGGTGGATCAAGACCGAAGCCATTGCGAAGGGCGACCCGCTGATCCTGGACAACGGGGCGAAATGGCTGCAAACCACGATGAGCAGCGTTGACGCTCAGCACCGCGAAATGCGAGACCAGCAGGTCGCCGAGGTCTGCCGGTTCTTCAACGTGCTGCCCTCTGTCATCGGTCATACCGGCGACAAAGCCAACACCTATGCCAGCGCCGAAGCGATGTTCGCGGCGCACAAGGCCTACACGCTGGCACCGGAGTACGTGCGCATTCAGGAGTCGGCAGACATCAACCTGTTGTCCGACGAAGAGCGCGCCCAGGGCTACTACTTCAAGTTCGTGACTCCCGCGCTGATGCTGGCTTCGACCAAAGACCAGGGCGAGTACATCGCGCGGGCGCTTGGATCGGGCGGCGCACCAGCCTGGATGACCCAGGACGAGGCCCGTGCGCTGTTTGAGCTGGACCCGTTTGGCGGCACCGCTGCCGTGCTTCCGCCACACAACCCACCGACGACCGCGTTGATCGCGTCGCAATGAAAGGCAAATCATGGAACTGCGCTACATCGATCGCCCGTTTGAGGTGAAAGGGGTTGGCGAGGACGGCGTGTTCGAGGGCTTCGGCTCCGTGTTTGGCAACGTCGACTCCTACAAAGAGGTGGTGGCCCCTGGAGCGTTCACCGAATCCCTCGCTTCCTGGAAGGCGGCAGACCGGTTTCCGCCAGTCCTGTGGCAACACCGCTCGGGCGAGCCGATTGGCCCCTACCTGGAGATGGTCGAGCAACCGGTTGGACTGTGGGTGAAAGGCCAGCTTCTGGTGAACGACGTCCAGCGCGCGAAGGAGGCCCGAGCCCTGATGAAGGCGAAGGCCGTCAACGGCCTGTCCATCGGCTTCGTGACGCGTGAGGACAGCTACGACCGCGTGACCGGCATTCGCACCTTGAAGAAGGTCGACCTCTGGGAAGTGTCTGTGGTGACGTTTCCCGCCAATCCCTCTGCCCAGATCAGCTCCGTTAAGAGCTCGATCGACGGCATCGGCTCCTACGCTGAAGCTGAGACCTTCCTGCGCGATGTCGGCAGGCTCAGCAAGAGCGATGCAGTGGCCTTCATTGGCCGTTTCAAGTCCCTGGGCGGTCGGAGCGATTCTGACGAGCTGGGCGCCCTGGTCGCTGCGCTTGAGAAGCGCGGTGCCGCAATCCAATCTCAACTCTGAAAAGGAACAGACGTGAAGCTCACTCGTCACAACATGACCCTGGCCTTTGTGGCCATCCTCGCGGTGGCCTGCATCGCCGCACTCGCCGGTCATCCGGTCACCAACTATCTGCCACCCGAGGCGCTCGCTGGCCTGGGCGCGGTGGGGGCCATGCCGTTCGCCGTCGGCGAAACCACTCTCGTGGAAATCAAGGGCCTCGTCGAAAAGCAGGGCACCACCTGGGAGGAGTACAAGAAGACGAACGACGAACGCATCGCCAAACTCGCAAAGGGCGAGTCCGTTTCCGAACTCGAACAGAAGCTCGCGAAGATGGACCTCGCATTGACGGAAGCCGGCAAGGAGCTGAAAGCGATCGCGCTCAAGGCCAACCGCCCTGTGGTCTCAGGCGATACGGCCGAGAAGGCCGCGAAAGAGCTGGAGCGCTTCAACGCGAAGGCGAAGGCCGCAGCCATTGAAGGTGGCAAGTCGTTCACGCCGATGGACGCCGATCAGTACGCGGCCTACAAGTCCGCCATCGACGCCCACCTCCGCTACGGCGAAAAGGGCATGACGCCCGACCAGCTCAAGGCCATCAACGTTGGCACTTCTTCCCAGGGCGGCTTCCTGGTGGGCGAAGAGATGGAGTCCGGCATCGACCGTGTCGTGCACCGCTACAGCGGCATGCGCCAGGTCGCGCGCGTGCGGTCCCTTGGTCAGGCCACCTACAAGAAGCTGGTGAAGATCTCCGGCACGGGCGGCGCCAAGCGCGGCGGCGAGAGCACCCAACCCACCGAAGGCACGACCCCCCGCTGGGCCGAACTGGAGTTCAAGCCCGGCACCTACGTCTCCGAGCAGCGCATCACCAGCGAGTCGCTGGAGGACATCGTGCAGGACATCGGGGCCGACCTCGAAGAAGAAATCGGCATCGAGTTTGCCGAGATGGAAGGCTACGACCTCGTGTTCGGCGACGGCCTCAACGGCCCTCGCGGCTTGCTGAACTACGACATCGTGCCCAATGCCAACTACGAGTGGGGCAAGCTGGGCTGCGTGAAGAGCGGCGGCGCTGCTGGCTGGGCGGCCGCCAATCCGTCCGACGCGCTGATCGACCTGCAGCACTCGCTCAAGCGCCAGTACCGTGGCAACGCGGTATGGAACATGAACGACGCCACGCTCGGCACCATCCGCAAGTTCAAGGACGGCAACGGCATTTACCTGTGGGCGCCGTCCAACTTGATGCAAGGCGCCGTGGGCCAACTGCTCGGCCACAGCGTCAACACCGACGACTTTATGCCCGACCTCGGAGCCGGCGCTTCGCCTGTTGCCTTTGGCGACTTCCAGCGTGGCTACGTGATCGTCGACCGCAAGGGCGTCTCGATCCTGCGCGATCCGGCCACGGCGTTCCCAGCCGTGCGTTTCCTGGCCCGGCGCCGCACTGGCGGTGGCGTGCAGAACTTCGAGGCGATCAAGCTGCTGAAGTGCGAAGCCTGACGCACTGAACTAAAGCACGCGAGCCGCCGGACACCACCGGCGGCTTTTTTTCGTCCCCATTTCCAAGGAACGCCACCATGAAAGACTTGATGAACCTCATCGACGTGAAGCGGGCGATCAGTCCCGTCTCCGTCGCGGACAACACCGCCCAGGTGGGCCAGATCGTCGACCGCAAGGGATTCGACTCCCTGACGTACCTGATCGCGATCGGAGCCTTGCCGGATGCCGATGCCACCTTCACCGTGCTGCTGGAACATGGCGATGCAGCCAACTTGGCCGACGCCGCCGCTGTGCCGGATGTGGACTTGATCGGCACCGAGCTGCAAGCCGGCTTCCAGTTCGACGACGACAACGAGTGCCGCAAGCTGGGCTACAAGGGCGACAAGCGCTATACGCGCCTGACCATCACCCCGGTCAACAACGCCAGCGCCAGCTTGCTCAGCGCTGTGGCCGTGCTCAGCAGCCCGGCCCTCGCCCCCACGCCGAACCCGCCCGCCTGATCCCAACGCAGTCCGCTGCGTGATGCGCCCTGCCCCAGGGCGCATTGCAGAGCGTGCAGCTCTCTTCCCGTCAACCCTCCTGGAGCAACTCATGAAACGCCAGATCAATCGATTCCTGGCCGGCCTCGCGCTGGCCGCCGTTGGCCTCTTCGGCCTGGTCGCCCCGGCCCAGTCGGGCGCGCTCACCGACTACGCCGAAAACAAGATCGTCGACGCGGTCATCCGTGCGCAGACCCTCGGCGCCCCGGCCACCTGGTACATCGGCCTCGACACCGTCGCCTGCGGCGAGACGGGCAGCGGCACCGAAGTGACCGGCGGCTCCTACGCGCGGGTGGCGGTCACAGCCTCCACGGCGAACTTCGCTGGCACTCAGTCTGCAGGCAGCACGACCGCCAGCTCGGGCACAGGTGGCACGACGAGCAACAACAACGTGGTGACCTTCCCGACGCCCTCAGCTGGCTGGGGCACGGTGGTTTCCATGCGCTGGTGGGACCTTTCCACGGGTGGGAATGCCTGGATCTGCGTGCCGCTCGGTGTGAGCAAGACCATCAACATCGGCGACAACGTCACGTTCCCCGCTGCAGCGCTCACCTTCCAGCTCGACAACTGATCCCGCGCGGCCTGGCCGCGCATGTTCCATACCGACCAGGACGTGGGGTAACGCGTGGCCTTGAAGTTCAATGCGGGGTGGCAAGCGGCCTACATGCATCAGCCACTGGGGCACTCCGTTCCCTCGCTGGCGAGCGTGTGGACGGCCGCGGGCCTCTACCGGCGCGACGCCGTTGTCGCCAGTGGGCTGCGCAACACCCTGATCGTTGCCCTGTACAGCACGACCGACGCCCGCTCGTGGGTCGGCCTGTACATGAACGACGACGGCACGAGCTGCCGCCTGGAGGGCTGGAACGGCACACCGAGCGCGATCGTCACCAGCGGCAGCAACTTCACGATGGTCGAAGGTCGCGAGTACAACCTCGCGATCGACTACAACGGCGCCGGCACCGTCCGCTGCCTGGTGGATGGCGTGCAGGTTCTGTCCATGGCGTTCACGCCCACCACGACGCACGAAGCTGACCGACCGGGCGAGCGCAGCCTCCAATGGGGCGGGTACGGCGAGCTGGAGAACTACACCGACTGCACGATTGCCCGCTGGCGTATGTGGTCGGCACTCCTGACCGAAGCAGAGCACCGCCGCGAGTACCGTTCGACGGTGCCGGTGCGCACCCGCAATCTGCTTCACAACTGGCCGATGGAGGCCGGCAGCGGCCGCTTTGACGATACCGTGGCCGGAGAGCCTGACCTGGTCGACAACTCGCTGGTGCCTTGCGGCGATGGCACTGCCTTCATCTACCGTCCCAGCATCCTGGGCGCGCCGCAGCTTGTCGACCTGGGAAGTACAGCGACGCCGGGCGTTCGCACAGTGAACGTGCCAGAGTGGGCTCAGTACGCCGCAGTGCACATCGTCGGCAGCGACGACACGGTGGCGCCCTACACCGACCTCGCTTCGATCGCTTCGGACTTCTCGGCCGCGTTCAGTAACACCGGCAACGCGGCGATAGCGACCAGCGCAGGCGGCTGGGTGTGCACCGCTCCGGTGGCGAACTGGGCGGCGGGCCGCAGCGTCACGATCGCGTTCACGCAGGCCAACTCGCTCTCAGGTGCGCACGCCTTCGTCTACTTCGTGCAGGACACCACGGGGGTGACGGCGCGCGGCTATGGGCAAGCCACCGGCGACGGCACGACTGCAGGGGTGGCCAGTGCGACGGGCGTCGCCGATGGCTTGGCCGTGGCACTGGATACCCGATTGAACGCCGCATCCGGCGCGTTCCCTGGCAATGAAGCCGGATGGGAGTCCGTGCTCCAAGGCGAATCCACCGGCTCCATCGGCTATTGGACATGCTCGTTGCTGCGCTCGAAGCGCATCACGGCCAACGGAACCGAGACGGCGACGACTCAGAACACCTACGCGGGCCCGATCACGCTCGCCACGTGGGCGCCTGCCAGCCTCGCCACTGTGGCGCCCGCCGTGGCCTTTCCCGTGGCGGG